GTTCCGCTGTTATAAGAGCTGACTGAATTGCCAGCATTAGGTAAAATGTTTCCAGTGACTACGTTTTCTGCTTGAACTGTATTAGCAAAACAACTTGCCAACAAATAAATGCATATAAAAACTATAAATATAAATTTAATTTTTATTTTGGTGTAGTCCATGAAACCTTCTTATTAGTAGACGTATCTGCCGGAAGAGGCTCTGTATTCATAACAGGTTGAACTTTTTCTCTTAGTTTCATACGTTTAACGTACGCCTTATAATCAGGTCTTTCAAATTCATATTTTTCCCATAACTTCGAGGCTTCTTTTCCAATTTTACCATCAATAGGACAAGGTGTTCCTGCTTGTATCATACTTTCAAATACTCTTTCATCCTGGCATAAGATTGCAACTGCTGCTACTTTCATACCAAAGTCATTTAAAATTCGCGCTAGCTTAAGTCGTTCACAATTTTTGTCAATAAAATGTTTTCCACCACTAACACCAATACCAAATGTCTGCAGACCTGCGGATGCCCCTACAGCACAAACGTCTTGTGTCATTGAATTATATGATGGTGCTCCCGCAGAAGGGGGTGCACTTCTTATATTTGAATTAGAGGTATTACTTGTTGTTGAAGAACTAGAGCTTCCAGATTCGTAAGTCGTTGCACCGCCAGTGTATCCACCTTCGATTGCTGTGTTAGATCCAGAAACATTGGTTTGTGTTGAGCCTGCATAAGCATTTGTTGAACACACCAATAGTGTCAGGAATAATAATGTAACTAGATATTTCACTGTTCCTCCTAGAAACAATTCATCTTATCTATTTCAGCTGGTTTCCCATTTTTAAAGAACCATACATAGCTAGATACAACATTGCCTTCATCGGTAACAACACATTTTTTGCCTACCGAACAGGCACTTAATGCAAATAACAATGCTAATACTAAATATAATTTTTTCATTGGCACCATTCACAATCATTTGTGTCATCTATAATAACTTCACCCGTTTTAAAATTACTAGTGTTTGGGCTATGTTCATAGGTGGCTTGTTCCGCCTGTTCCCCATTACAATCACAGTTGCTACAATCACATTTTTCGTGATCTGCTTCTACACAGTGACATAGATGACCACATTTTTTACAAGTTTTATCGTCCATCTTTTTTTTCAGGTAATCCACTTGATAGCCATTTAACAAACTTATTCCATGGCCAGCAAATGATACCTATCATTTTTTTAATCATCCTTGGTCTCCTCAATATCATAGAAGAAGTTATCACTATCTTCTGTTTTCCATTTACGACTATCTTCTACGTTCCATTCGCTGGTTTGAACTTTCCAGTCGAATGGTATGTCGTCCCTTACGGTAAACGATGGTATACTCCAGATTAGTCTGTTATTTGGCTGAGCCGCATAGTTGCCGTTTTCAAGGGCTAATATGTGTGCGCACTTATGTTCGTGCGGAATTTCCGAATGATCGGTATCTACTATATTACTCTCTGGGTGGCCCCAGTCAACAGTAAAAAGATAGGCACCGGAATACCATTTCTTATCTTTTCCTATAAATTTTCCAGATTGTCCGTCTAGGACATCATAAGAAGTAACAGCAGGATAGTAACTAAAGCAATTCCATAGCTCCAGCTCGTCAAGTCGCATCCTAGGAACTTCGTTTGGCTTATAGCCTTTTTGTATGAATGCAGATATTGGCAAACGGTAAAATACAGCGCCGTTTTCCATAATTGCGTGAAAGAGTATAGGACGCCCTGTAATTGATGCCATACCAAAGATAAGACAGTCTTCCACCTCTCCATGATGACTCTTAAGGTCATAGAGATATTCTCTTCTTATCTGCGCATAAGTCGCAGGAATGTTTGCGTTTAAATATGCCATTTATCATATAGTCCTTATAGTGCTGCGATAATTAAAATCACAAGTACAACACCAGCACCGATCACCATTTTTCTGTGATCTTTCCACATGTGCTCAATTGCTTCTCTTATCATTTCCATGTTTCCTCCTAATCATATATGTCTCCCCAATTTTTACCTGATTCATAATCAACTTTATTGGGAATAGTTAACTTAACAGCATTTTCCATAATCTCAATGATTTTGTTGGCATGTTCCTTAGATTCTACTGATAAATCTAATTCATCATGGATTTGGATATGAGCTATAATACCTTCCTTATATAAATCAAGCATTGATTTTTTCGTCATATCCGCTGCTGATCCTTGTATCAGTTTATTTAAAGCTTTGTAAGTAAAAGCTCTCCTGATTCTATTTTCTCCATATTTTTTAACTGCATCTTCCCATGTCATAGGAGTATGCATTCCGAATTGAGCTGGTTCCCATTTATTAAATCTACAACCTCTTCCAAGTAGTGTTCGAATTTCTCCTTCTCTTGATGCCCACCTGGATGTTTCATTCATAAGATTTCTTACGAATGGAACCCTGTCATGATATTGATTAAATAATTCTTCAGCTTCTTGTTTCGTGCTTAAACCTAATTCTGCTTGTAACTTGGCTTTACCCATTCCATAAAATAATCCAAGATTAATAGTCTTTGCTTGAAGTCTACTAATGCCCGCCATATCTGCTACGGTTTTATGAAAATCAATATCGTTGTTAGAATAATTATCTACAATTTCTTTTACTGATGGATCTTCTTTAATACCTGCGGTAGTTGCTGCAAAATGTACTACAAGTCTTGGCTCTTGTTGAGAGTAGTCAAAACATCCCCATAAGTGTCTTTCTTCAGGAATAAATAAAGATCTTATCATTGGACCTAAATCTTTATTACGAGCAGGAATTTGTTGTAAGTTAGGATTAGAATAAGAGAATCGTCCCGTGACTGTTCCTCCTTGATCGGATCTTATCTGATTAATATCAGCATGTATTCTTCCTTTATGTTCATACCGTAATATGGTATCTATGAATGTTGTATGAGCTTTATTAATTTCTCTAGCTTTTGCAATTTTTTTAACTAATGGATGTTCATGTTCTTGAAGAAAGTTTTTAGTAAATGATGGTGCATTTGTTTTTTCAGTTCTTTTATAAGGTAAATTCAGTTTGTCAAAAATTGTGGCAATGGATCGTGCTGCCCATATTTGAGCATCTATCTGTGTTTCTTTTTTTATTTCTTGCAGCAATCCTTTTTCTTGTTCAACTAATTTTTGTTTCAGTTGGTGAGCTTGTTCGACATCTACTCGGACGCCCTTAAATCTCATATCTACTAAACAAGGAAACAGTTGAGTTTCTAAATTAAATATTTCCGTTAAATTATCTTTTCGAATCTGTGAAGAAAGTCTTTTAAATAAATCTAATGTTAAAGAAGCATCTTTTTCTGCATATTCCCCCACATAAATAGCTGGTAATTTATAGAGTTCTGCTTTAGGATCTATACCCCAGTTTTTAGCAATTTCAAATAAAGTTGCTTCACTTTTTCTTTCTCCTAAATATTCCCAACTTAATGCATTTAAAGTATAACGCATTCTATTTTCATCAACCAAAGAAGCCATAACCATGGTATCCATGATATGACCATTAACTTTTATTCCATAGGAACGAAGCCAACAAACATCATACATTGCGTTATGAAATATTTTAGTTGCTTCTGTTGCACAAACATCAGTCAACCAGCTTAAAATTCTTTTTTTATCTAAATTACCACCACCCTCGTGTCCAAAAGGATAGTATTTACACCAACCATCTACAGCAACAGCAACTCCAATAATTTCACCATTACCAATAACAGCTCCTGATCCTTTAGATTTTAAATCAGGGTCTCTTGTTTCTAAATCTATTGATATAAGTTTATACCCACTTAGGTCTGGGAAATTGTCCGGAGCTATCCATTCGGTTTGAGCTTCGAACATCATTTACTAGCTTTCCATTTTTTATAACCTTTTATCCATGTTTCTGTTTTCTCTTTCTTTTCTTCGTAATCTCTTTCAATAATCATATCAATGTAATGTTTTGCTTTTAACAAATCTTGCTTTCCTCCTTTATGGGTATGTCTACAGATATATTTAATAGCATTTCCCTCTGCGAATAGCAACTTATTGTCGTTTATAAACTTACTGGGCTGAACTTTAAACTTGGAATAATGATTTCCTCCAATTTGTTTTTTATAGGCACTCATATTTGATATCCATATTCTCCCATAGGATTGACTAGATATAAATTTTCAACGGTTCTTGTTATTCCTACAAAAAATAATCGATGTTCTGGGTTAGGGTCTTTTTGATAAGCATTATAGCTATTGTAATCAATATCTAACATTAAAACGGTATTTTGTCTTTCATCTCCTTTTGCACCGTGAATGGTTGAAAGTTTAATTCTTGGTTCTATAGTTGGAGAAATATTTTCTCCATTTTTTTCCATGGCAACAATGAAATTTCTTTTCTTTTCATTGATTTTATCTAATGCTTGTTCCCAGCTGCTTGTTGCTAGCAGACCGTGCTCGCTTCTTAAGTCTTCAATATTAATAACATCTTCAATGATACTTTTAAAAGAATCTCCCTTACCAAAGTTTCTTTTTAAATTGCCGCTTTTAACCGTCATGAAACCGTACATTTTCTGAGCCAACTTAGCTGAAACTAATTGACCTTCATTTAATTTTCTCCAGGTATCAATGGCTTGCAGAATATCTTTATTAACTAAATTGTTTCCTTTCTTACTTCCGTAATAGTAACCTTTATCTTCAAAGAAATCTTTAAGCTGTTCTAACATTTTATTGGTTCTTGTCATTAGCATCCAGCTACCTTTACTATAATCAATGTGTTCAAAATGAGATACGTAGTTAACTGTTCCTTCAAAATTTTTAGGTTTCCATTGTTTTGATACTCTTTCTTTAGATGGAATTTTATCTAGAACTTGTTTAGCTAGTTTCCAAACTGTTCTTGGAACGCGTCTTGATTTGATAAGGGATGGATCAATGACTGTGTTTTCTTTTTTGTGAAGTCTTATAAAGTGTGTTGGATTAGCGCCTTGAAAACCCATAATCGCTTGATCATCATCTCCTGCAATATAAGATCGTTTTGCATTGGATTCGATATAATGAAACATTTTCCATTGAAGATTATTCAAGTCTTGTGCTTCATCTAAAAAGACAGCATCAAACTGTGGACATTTCTTCTTTTCAATAAATCTTGAAATCATGTCTACAAATTCAAACATTCCTGTTTCTTTTTTAAATTTAATGAGACATTTATCTAAA